AACAGATGTAGTGTTATAAGCAATCGTTTCAACAATATCATTTAAAGCTGCAGCAACAGATAGAACTACAGAAGTACCACTAGTAGCTGTGTAATCTGTACCGTTAAGTAATACACCATTTAAAAAGACTTCTATATAGCCGACTGTATAAGTAACGGTAAATGTTGTTTGCCCTGCCGTAGCTGTAAAGCTAGTACGAGTATATGTTGAACCTGTTGGTGTTACTACCTGCCATGTTGGTGCAGAAGCACCGTTACTTGTTAATACTTGCCCAGTAGTACCCGCTGCAGTTATAGCATAAGCAGACCCAGTACCATAAACAGCCCCACCAGCCGTAGGAGTAGAAGTAGAGTTTGTGCCGCCCGCTGCAGTAGGTAAAGTACCCGCAGTTAAAAGTGATGAAGATGTAGAATATAAAGCGTAGTTAGCAGCACCAAAAGATGTTAGGCCCGTACCACCATAAGCAGAAGTAACTGCAGTACCATTCCAAGTTGCATTAATTATGCTGGCGTTACCAAAACTTGCAGAAGTATTATTAAAATCGTAACTAGCTGGTAAAAGACTATAAGCAATCCAAGTACCAGCAGTTGTACTGTTGTCTAGTAAAACCCAGCTATCAATAGAACCACTAATAATTGTATCTAGTGAAGAAGACGCATTATCTACTACAGTTAAACTACCTGTTGAAGCATTATTAACAATAAAAATAAAGCCTTTTTGCAATGTGGTTGCATCGGGAAGTTTAACAGTTTGTGTATTTGTCCCAGTAAATCTCTGATACTGAGTTGAAGCTACTGTTAGGGTTGTTGTACCCCCAGTTGTTACAGTGCTTGTATATCCAGCAAAAATATTATTAGCTGTAATGTTTTGGTTTGAGTCTCTTAGTACAACTGAGTTAGCTCCAGAAGAAGCAGTTACGCCAGTACCGCCATAAGCCACGGGAATAGTTGTCCCGTTCCAAACTCCAGATGTAATTGTGCCTAAAGCAGTGACATTACCAGAAGCGTCAAGATTTACAGATTTTTCAGATGGGTATGTAACAAATACGTTAACAGTACCGCTAAATGTAACGGCACTTCCTGAGTTAGAGGAAGATAAAATTGTTGTACGAGTTAACGTTCCGCCCGTGGCATATGTGCCAATACCCACTTCCCAATTACCAGAAGCATCAGTAGCAGCATAGAATGTAGTATTGCCGTTTCCGACAACAGTAAAAGACTGGAAACCTGTAACAGACCCCGTAAGAGTAAAACTTACAGTTGTGTTAGCAGTGCCAGTCTGTTGTACCCGGTCAAAAACTACTAGAGCCATCTAGGACTCCTTAGCTAGTAGCAGTGGTCGAATATGTTACAGCAACAGTATCACCAACAGTTGTAGTCTTAGCAGTACCAAAAGCACCGGCACTATATAAGGTACCACCAGTATTGCTTTGGGCAGAAGATGCACCTGTACCTGTAACTAAGAAACAACCGCCAACAGTACCACCTGAGCCAGTAATCGTATAAGTAATAGCTGTAGCTGCCGCCGTTACTACGTTAGAACCGGGAGTTGTGCTGCTGTTACCAGTAGGGGTTGCAAATACTGCAGTGCCACGAACGGCTGAACCACCAACGGTATAAGCAATAAATTCTGACCAGCCAGCATGGGAAGTCATAGTGTCTGTCGGAGAAAACGTATTCCCAGTGCCAGAAACTAATCCAAGATATGGACCAACTAAAGATACTGGTGAAGTCAATAAAGTTTGGGAAAACATAAAAATCTTACCAACTTGGACTACTTGGTTTGGAAACTCTTCAGTCCACTTTAAATTACCAGAGGCATCCCGGCACTCTACGTGGTAGTACCCTTCGACACCTACAGTTTCATTATTTATAGCATTGGCTTGCAGATTAATTTCTGCGTGATCGCCACAACTTGCTAGTTCTTTTTGCATAATTGCTCCTTAGTTGGAAAAACGAATAATGGCGTTTGAGGCATCGTCCGTAGGAAAAGTAATTGTAAAACTCGATACGGGGGTTTTATCCGCCCCAAAATTTAATACTGCAACTGCTGCGTTTGTGGTGCTATTATATATTAAAGCACCCCTAGTAGTAAAATTTGCCGGATTCCAGACCGCGTCATTAAACGATAGGTATGCAGTATACCCAGAACTAGTCGGTGGAATAATTGTTAGGGTTTTACCCCCCGCTGTATATCCTGTACCTACTACTTCGCCCACGGTTGTATAGGATAAGGTCGTATTATCTAAATTAGCGTTAGCTGTATAAAGGGCTATTTTATAGGTATATGGGGTTCCAACCGCAAAGTTTTCTAAAGCACTTAGGCAGTTTTGTTTAAATATTGTGCATTGTCCTTGAACTATACTCATGGGCTAACCTTAATCTTTGCCTGGCCATCTCTATAGGCATCACCACGTTCTAGGCCGGTTCCAAGGCGGTTTAGTTGCATTACGGCTTCTTGGTACTTAGTTTCATAGTAACCAATTAAATCGGCTTCGCCCTTCATAAAGAGCATTGCTTCCCGCATCGCACCATAAAACAAGACCGGGTCATAGTTATCGCCTAGCCATGAAGTTCCGGTGGTATTAGATATTGCTGACACGGGTACTGAAAATGCTGTACTGCTAGACCCTAATGAAGCACAAGATAGTACATCGCCCACAATGTAAAAGTTACCACCAAACTTTAGATTAACTGCAGTGACTACCCCGCCTAAAACAACAATATCTGCTGTAGCGTTTGCGCCTGAACCGCCCGTTAAAGCCACGTTTTGATAGGTACCATTAGTATATCCTGCGCCCCCAGTTATTGCTCCTAGAGTAGTAATTTGCCCTTGTACAATTGTTGGTGGGTAGTAGTAATAATGCATTTCTACCGTATAGTTAGCGTCTGGTGTAGGCGCTACCATTAAAGTCATTTCATTAACATTAGATAGCTGAGAGCCAAATAACGCATAATATTCGGGGACTCCACCCGGTGTGCCTTGATATGTGGTACCGTTATTTGCAACAGCTGGATACGCTTCACGTAAAAAATTAACGTCTTTATTTAAAAGATATTTATAGTTGTTGCTAGAGTCAATTACCGCTAAAGAATAATTAGCAAGCCAATCAGTAGGCAAAGAAACGTATTGATTACCAGAAGTAAAGCTACCGGTTACGTTTTTACGCAAAGAAGGTATTTGGACTGAGTTATATATACGATCTTCAGCTTCCTGTACAAATACAGGAATGTTCGCCACAAACAATGATTCTGTGTTTTCTGCGTACGACTGAATCGAGTTATATAACGTTTCGTAGTTCATTATTGCTCTTCAGTTTTAAGCTCTTCTGGAAGCGGTACCTGCGTTTGCGTCTGCGCTTGAATCTTCATCATTAGTCCATAAGCACCGGTTTTAGTCGGTAATTCTCCAAGTCCAGCTAGTATACCTTCTACTTCATTTAAAGTTAACTCAAGGCTAATGGGCATTTTTGGATCTAAACTCATGCCATTGGTCCTCTTGTTTTAATGCCTTTAGTTGCAGCACCGTAGCCACGCATTGTAAGCTCGCCATTTTTATTTTCTTTAGCGTAATTGCGTTTGCCTGTACTACCAACAGAAATATTAACTTCATCCATACCATTACCGGCTTTTTGAATTACGTCTTCTTTTGCGCTAGTTGTATTTGGTTGGGGTTGTTTATAGACACCAATGTCATTACCACCACCTTGTGGGTAAACAAAACCAACGTATTGGTCAGCAGGTTTATTATTTTTAGCCATGATTACTCCTGATTATTAGCACGAGCTAAGTTACGGCCTACTTTCTTCATAGCTTCTGAAGTAACAGTACTAGCGCCTTTTTTGCCTTTACCACCTTCGATACCAACCGTTGGGCCGGAATCCCCTAAATTTTTGCCTTTAGTTTTGCCTTTGGACTCAATGCCATTGGCGCCTGATTTAAATGTCATAATTTATTCCTAATTAACTGTTACTGTTACTGTACCTACTTGCCCTGTTGCAATC